AACTAAATCAAATATTTTATCTATTTTGACAGGCTTGGCAAGATTAATATTTAAAGCATTGTTGCACCCTCCTATATCAATGCAGTTGTATTCAATACCCTTTGATTCGTAGTATGTAGATGCAAATGGTGTAATAGTTCCGTAATCTTTATCAAATAAGTTCTGACTTCCTAATTCAATAACATTAGCAATATTATTATTATCAATAACTTTATCTATTAATTCTAAACTGAATCCAGTTAATCCCATTATTTTATTCCCTTATTTAAAAAATAAATATTATCTCCATACTCTTTTGTTTCCTGGTGCGGAGGATAGACTAGGTAGCCATAAGGTAGCAATGGTATTGATTCTTTTGCACAAATCAGACTCAATACTGCCTGATCGTGTCGGTGATCTCTAAAGCCTTCTCTGTTGCTTCGTTCATTTTTAAAAGAAACACCATCCAATGAAGCTTGTTTCCATCGTTCAAATATTTCAACTCCTTTTGGATTAGTAAAATCAAAGATTATAACACAAGCCATAATCTGCTGCATGGTTTCCATTTCTGCATTCGTTACACCCTGCTTCTGTTGTGCAATATCAGAACACCAATTTTTTAAAGGATGCCCTAAATTATCAAATACACAAACACCATATTTTTTAGCGTGGTCAAGTAATTCCTGCGGATGTTTAACCATTCGTATAGTTGAATCTACCCACACCACTTGCTCATAGCCTTGTTCAATAGCTATCTGAAACATAGCAGGTTTAAATTGATAAGGCACTTCACTATGAGCAGATGCGATAAATTGTTTAGGCTGCGGAAACTTAATTGATTCGCATAGATTAATTTTAACTCCTAAAAATTCAGGGCAGTAGCCATCAAATGAATATAGTAAGTAATCGCCAAGCCACTTGTTCTCGCATGATGCTATCATGTTTAGCATTGCTTCGTTGTAGTTTTCTCGCCCATGCGAACTAAAGGATATTAAACACTGTTTCATCTTGCCATAATTAAATTTTCAGCGTTCACATGAACAACTTTAAAGCCTGTAAAGGTACTAATATAATCAATATATTTCTGCGTTTCCTTACCATTTGTTTCAACACAAATCATATTACATTTTACTTTATCAAGGTCTATTTGACTAAGAACATCGTAGTCTAAGCCTTCGCAATCAATAGAAATAAAGTCATAAGTATTGTATGGTGATATACTTTGAAAAGTTTTAAAATCAAACACCTCCACATCAATAGGCTTGAACTCAAAATCTGTATTCTTCCAGCGTTCCATCTCACTATCAATCAAAGTAGAATAATACGTTGGATTAGCGTTCAGCTGAAAGATCCCATTTGATTTGCCTATTGCAATTTCAAAGCAGAATACTTTATCAAATTCTAAACAGTTTTTTTCTAGTTGCTCAGAAATAGTTGGATGCGGTTCAACGCAACACCCTCCCCATCCTAGTTCAATTAATGCTCTAGTGTTTGATAACTCTTTGCCATCGTAAGCTCCTAAGTCAAGGAACGTGCCTTGTTTGTCTTTAAAGTGATTTAGGATGTATTTTTCCTCTTGATTTTGTGAGTACATATTATTTATTTTCAACAAATTTATAATGATAAACTGGTTCTGTAATTCTTGATTCTGTTTTTAATACTCCTGAATCATTTATACGTTTCGCCCACTCGTAATCCTCGCCTACTGTAACATTCAGAAATTTAAAATCTTTTATTAGTTCTTTTTTCATTGGTGCTATATGGTTCGGAAATCTATCATAAACCTGCAATCCGTTCAAATATTTTACTCCATAGCCAAAGCCCAGCCCCATATCCCAAAACTTCTGACCATGTCCATTTGTACTCATGTAACCATTAATCGGTATTACATCGGGATTGCTTTCAATAGCTTTTAAAATTAAACTAATATAATTATTCGCAGGTTCGTCATCGTCATCCATGAATACAGTGTACTTACCTTTAGAATTTTCAATTAGTCTGTTACGCTTTGCCCCTGTTGTTGATTCTCTATTGTCTTCATCAATTAATATCTCTACCATTCCGAATGCTTGGCAGTCTTTAATCTGCTTGTTTAAAATTGAAACAACATTTAGTAACTGGTTTGTCCTGCTCTTTAATGTTGGGATTAATATTGATAGCTTAAAGTCCATAGTTCATTGCTTTGCGTTTATAGTAGGTTGCTTGATCAATAGGGTGAAAGCTTTCAGTGTATCGATATTGCTCATCATTAAACGCATTCCCATTGGCAGGATGCAAATGTACAAAAATATTTTCATTAATAAATTTATAGCAGTTCAAAATCTTTGCAACATCCATAGTTTCGTTGTCGCAATATACAGAATAATAGTCGGGATGGTAAATGTAATTAAATCGTGAGTAATATTCCATTCCTAATATTGACAATGAAATAAGCTTATCCCCTGTTGTGCCATCAGGAAAGTGAATACATTGATCCCAATTATTCCCAATAGCATTCATAATGTCGCTGTCAAATCCTTTTTTTGTAAACATCATATCATCACTCATATTTACAATAATATCAGCATTGCTGTTTAAAATGTATTTGTGTCCCCTGTTAATAGCATCTACCTTGCTTTTAGATTCACCTAATAAAACAGTGCATCCATCAAAATTATATTCCTTTAATGTTAGGTCATTGTCATCCACAATAGCCAGTATTTCAAAGTTAGCTGAATCTGAATTTTCAATAATAGATTCTACACCTCTGCGAAATAAGGCAGGGCGGGATCGGGATGGATAGTTATATAATATTTTCATAAGTGAATGTATGTTGTTTTAGGTTCTTTAAAAAATTTATCCCAGTTATTTTTAACGTGAATTTGCTTTTCTTCATCTGTTATGCTTGATGTGTTACTCTCTGCATAGTCTAAAGAATATAAATATTTATGTGTATCCGTTAATGATGTATATTGATGGACTGTAATCCCTGCCTTGTGTATTCTAATGCTGTAATCAGCGTGTTCAAATCCATACATTCCATACTTCTCATCGAATGCGCCGACAGCATCAATACATTCTTTGGTCATAAACATAAATACACCTCCGCAATTTGCGTAAACAATGCCATCACCATTAAATCCTAAAGCATCATGCTCATTGTTTAAATATAGTAAATGCTTGAAACCACTATTAATAAAGAACTCCATCCATCCCTTTTTTATTGGGAAACAATCGTCATCGAATAGGAATACATAATCACAATCCCTCAAAGCCCTTAGACATTCGTTCTTACGTGCTGCAATCCCCTTCCTGTCTAGGTCTGTATCTTCGGCAATATAAAGCTTGATGTTATCACCTTGCGTATATTTTAAGTAATTTTCTAGCCAAAGTTTTTTTATCTTTGGTCTGTTGTACGTTGTAACTCCTATCCCTATTGACATATAGATTTGTATAATTGATTTCTAATAACATTCACGTTATCCATGTTGTATTTATCCTTAACAGTTTCATGCAAGGATTCTGCTAGTTCCTCCACCCTATTAGGATTCAATATTAATGATTTCATAGCTACTCCCCAGCCTTCATTACGTTTGTTAGGACTGATTAAAATAGAGTTGTTGCGTTTACAATCAATGGTATAGGGCATCACGTTTGAAACTATTACAGCTTTTTTAAAAAATCCTGCTTCAATTATTTTAATTTGTGATTTGAAGCTGTTAAAATTATGTTCAACTAAAGGAACCAGTGCAACATCAATCTCATTGTATAGTGTTCCGTATTGAAATACTGATTTGCCCCATAAACGCTTGTATGGTTGCTCGTTTGCAATCTCGTTGCCTTGTTCTATGTATTCAGATAAATACTTCCTGTAAAGGTCTGATTTGATGTTCTTATATTCGTTGGTGTAAATTACTTCTAAAAATTGATACACCTGGTTAGCCCCGAAACCTCCTAAGCATAGTTGAAATTTATCACTCTTAACACCTTTAAAAACTTCGTTAAAGCCTTCGTACATCAATCTAATATCTTTATGATGGTAGATGCCACCAATCCAACCTAAACGCAACCTATCTGAGTTTACTAACTTATTTTGGAATTGAAGTTCTGTTGTATCTATTGAATTAGAAAGTACTTCAACATTGTTATTATGTTGTTTTATTCTGTCAGCAAAATGTTCAGTAGTGCAGGTTACATAATCAGCTAGTTCTAAGCCTGTAATCGTTTGCTCTGCTATTTTATTATCTTCGTATGCCTTGAATAGTTCGTGTGTTGGATGCAGCTTCCAATAGTCATCAATATCAATTATAACTTTGCAACCTTGTTTTTTGCATCTGTCAATTATTTCTTTTGTTTTAAATTGATAGTCTATAATACGCAGGAATGATACTATTTGATAGTCCTTTAATTCCTCATCAGTAACTAAATTAATATCATGGCAGGGGATTACTTGATACTCACCAGGATAGTTCCTTTCTAAATTAGTGTGTGGAATCAACTGCCTATGGTATGTCAAACCTGTGTGATTAACCTGTGTTACAAGTAATATTTTTATCATTTATATTCTTTATTATTTTTTCTCTTAGTGTGATTATATGCTTCCTTACTGTCTTATATGGTATTTTAGTTCTATTTGCTACCTCTTGATATGAGCCACATTCAGCGTATATTTCAAGTAACTTAGCAGATGCAGGATAAATATTCTTTGAGTTACAATAGATTACTTCCTTTCTCAATTCTTCCTCAACATCTATAAAAATACTTTCATCAATTACTTCGTATTCAAACATATCAGCATACACTACCCTGTCCTTATATTGTTTGTTAAATTCGCTGCGTTCACTCTTAGCATTGATGTAAATTATTCTAGCAACATACATTCTAAGCCCTCCAGATTCACTTAATGCAATTAATTTATCTTCGTTCATTTCCATTAAGTAAAGAACTACATATTGAAATAAATCATTGTAAGTATCGCCAATGCCACAAACCTGTTTACAATAGTTTAGGTATTGTTTATCGTTATAAATACCTTCTATTATTTTGTTGCGTGTCATTTCGCTAAATTAATTAAAAATTTATCGTAATAAATAATAAATTCATCAAAACTATGAACTAACCAATACTGCCCTCCAGCAGCTTCAATATTCTTTTGATATTTCTTTTGATATTCAGATTGTTTATCCTTCATTTTTACTTCAATCTTTACACTCATTCCCTTTATTGTTGCGCTAATATCAGCACTTCCTTTAGTGCTATTGCCAGGAATATATTTGCCACTGCCTATTGTTCTTTGTCTGCCTAATACATCTGTTACAACTATTGAATCATCAATATATCTTCCTGTTGTTGAAATCCGTTCAGCTTGATGGGATGAGAAGTTAAGAAAATCAACAATACTTTTTGTTAAACCATTTGCAGTCTTATCTGAATACTTAGGTATTGGTAGTGCATGATCGGGGAAGTTAGGGTGCTTTTCTTTTAATTTTATCAATGCTAAATCTTTAATTCTTTTCATATTTATAAATCATTTGTACACTAATATTAAGCATTTCTGCAATTTCTCTTTTACTCATGTCGGGATTTACTTTCATTATTTCATTATACTTATCCTTATTACTTTTATTTTCATTATTCTTAATAATTTTTTTAGCATCATTTTTTTCTGATGAATCTATCTTTATTTTTTTAGCCATCGAAATAAAATACTTACTTAGTTTTTCAGCCTTTAAAATACTATCTTTAGAAACTATCATTATGTCATCAAGTCTATTATCGTAATGGCTTAAAGCGTGTATTATCAATGCGAAACGTGGCACGTATGACTTTTGTTTAGGAAGCATAGACTTCATGTATTCATTTTCAGTATCATTATTTTGCACGTTGGTAATATCGTTAAATATTCTCTTCCATTCTTTATTAGCATCGTTAGAAAATTTAACGATATAAGGCTCTATCTCATTTTCATTATTAAATTTTGTAATTTCAAATTTAACAACTTGAAAAAAAGTAATCATATAATCTGAATACCAGGTCATAACCTCGTTGCTCATTTCTGCATCATTGTAAGTATCAATCTGCAATTCAGGAAAACAAGTAAGCATCCTATCTATAAATCCATTTTCTTTATTTTCTTCTGTAAAAAAGTTTGTCAATATGCTTGGCTGTATGCCACCTAATACTGGAATAATAGGACTTTCAACAAATGAACTTTTAGCAGTTTTTCTGTTTAATGCAATGCCTTTATTTGACCAGGATGATAACCAAAATTCAAGATCAGAACCTGCTCTATATTTATTCATATCTTTAAACCATCCAGCAAGTTCATCCTTAAATACACCTATGCTATTCTTATTTTCTTCATGCAGTTCAATCAATGCTTCCTGAGTAATATCATTTACAATGAATTGACTTTTAAACGGTTTTTTTATTTCCTCTGCTACATCCTTTTCTTTTTTGTCTAAGTCAATATAAGCTTCATACTTTTGGAACTGCTTAATGTATTTTTTAATTTCTTGATTGTTAATTTTTTGCAATGGAAATAAAATATTAGATAGTGATGGTGTTTTACCTATACCAGCCTTACCAACGATACTTATCCATAAATTAACAGATTCAATCCATCCTGTTTTAACTTGTATTTTCAAGCTATTGCCAACTATTACAGATACCATCCATAGCATAGCGCAGCCCATAAAATCAACTGAACTGTCTAGCGTTTTATTGCATTCTATTAAATAGTTCTGAATCCTTAGAGGAAATATATCAATAGGAAATTCAATATTTTTTTTATCAAATACTATTTTTTCATTAAGCTGATCAACCTCTTTAATTACTCTGCTACCATAACCTTTCAGATATAAATCTTTTGCTGATTCACTCCAGTTTCCGTTGTGATTTTTATATGTGTAGATGGCAAATGGATTAAGCCCCTTTTCATTCGGATAACAGGTGCCAGTAGTAAATAGGTACATTAACTCTTTATTATTAAAAATATACCCACTATGCGCTGATTCTGCATCGTTGCGCCTTATAACTACCTTGTCAGAAAGTTTTCTTACAATAGTAAATTCATTTGATATTAAATCCCAGCAGGTATTACGATCATTAAAATCATCCCAAACCTTAATGGAGGAATCAATAGCTTGTTTCTCTATTTTTTTATCTATCTTAATTTCCTCTGAAACGTAGTTATAGAACCTAGAACATTCAAACAATACGTTTCTATCTTGTATAGAAATTTCACTTATTTGCGAATAAGATTTCTTTGATACTTTATTTTCATAAACAAATACATACCCACCATTTCCCCTTGTTTCAATGATAGCTGAGGTGCTATCTTTTAATTTAGCTATCTTTTGATTCCCCCCTATTTCAGCACATTTATAAAGTATATGATAGCCATTATTTATAGTCTTATAAATGACAAATTTATTATCGAAATCATCAATATTGTCTTTAAGAAATAATAAATATTCATTCCAAAAATCTTGTTGCATTTTTAAGGATGGCAATATTTTTAAATCAATATCAATTACTTCAAGTCCATTGTAACCAGTGCAGATTCCAAAACCTTTTGTAGTATCTAAATGGTAATATTGTTCAAACAATTCTTTAGTGATAGATTCTGTTTGAAATTTCTTCCATAAAATATTAGGTATCTTTTTTTCTCCAATAGTAATGATGGAAAGTTCTGAGTCAATAAGTCTATTTAATTTTGATAATTCTATCTTCATATATAAAAGTTATGCCCCCATCAAATATCCTGAATGCAACCCGCAAGGAGCAATGGAATACCTTTCAAGGGGCAATATATTAAGTATGTAATTTAGTTTTATCACTTTGCGGGTGTTTTAATTCGGATGCAAATATAGTAAAATAATTTAACAAATGAAATTTATTTTATTTGTTTTGGTTCAGGTGTTATAAATTGCGTTGAAACATAATTACCATCCAAAATATCAACTGCCTTTATAAAGTCAATTTCAAGTTTAGCTGTATTAATTATTACTTGACTTATCCCTGCTATTGCTTTAGCTTTTTCAATCGTCATTTGGTTGCTTTCGCTATCTTTTAACAGTTCAATTGTTTCAAACAGATGGTCACGTAAGTCTTGTATTTTATTTTTTGCCATTGATTATCTTTTTTAGTTTAGTTAATGTTTTTATTGTTTGTTTTATTTCTTCGGGATAACGATGGATGCTATTCCGTTTCATATTTTCAGCTCTTGTTATACACATTAGATTTTCGACTGAACAATCTTCTGTTGAACCAATAAAAGCAAGAATCTTTCCTTTTGGAAGCTTACCGTTAATTTGCTCCCAATTATATACGTGTAACATCTGCCATTTACCTAGTGATATTCTTATATGCTTATAAACTCGTTTTGTTTTAGAATCAGCACGATAAGTAATTATACCATCATGTAAGGTGTTTGGCGGTTTATTTCCTTTTTTAAAGGTTGTTTTTAAGGAATTAGATTTACTTTGTTCACTCATAAAGTCATTCCACTTCTTCCCAGTGTTGAATGGTATGTGATTTTTTTTAAACCTACTAGCCATACCAAAATTACCATTTATCATTCTGCCCGAAGATTCTGATTTGTTAAATTCTTCTGTTTTTTTTAATCCCATTAAATTTGCCTGAGAATAAATTGATCTAACACTCCTATTTAATTTTGTTGCAATCAAATACGATAATGTAGAAGGATAATCTTTTTTCATGATTATTAATTCTTTTTCAGTCCATAATTTTCTACTCATTTTACGATATATTTCATTTTAAACCATTTTAAACTATTTTAAACCAATTTTAAACCAAACAATTCAATGTTTATAAGGCTTTGAGTACTTATTTTAAACTTTTAAACCATTTTTAGTTTAAAATATATTTTTTATTTTTTAAAAATTATTTTTTTTAATTATAACTTTAAACTAAAATAGGTTTAAAATCGCTGTGTCCTTAGTGTAACTAATTAACCAATGATTAAACTAGGTTTAAAATGGTTTAAAAGGTTTAAAATGGCAGTCCATCACTTACTTCATTACTTAGACTAGGTGTTGATTCGTTTATGTTACTCAAAACTTCCAATCTCCAGCATTCTAAGGTATTAAAATACTTTACTTCGCCCTGAGCATTTGTCCACTCCTTACCACGTAAATTTATGTGAGCAATTACTTGACTTCCTACTGGTAAATTATCAAATAAGAGTACTTTTTCTTGACTACACTGGATTAAAATGTGCTGAGGGAACTTATCCTCAACAGTTAAAATTACATCCCTTGTTTTGAATTTATCGGATACATGTTTAGTTGCTCCAATTTTCTTAATTATTCCTTTTATTTCCATTTTTATAACTCGGTTCACCGATATACCGAAAGATTTTAAAATTAAAAACCTTTTTCTAAAAAATGTATTCTTGATTCAACTGCAATTTTTTGCGTATATTTTGGATTTGTATTTAAAATAAACCACTTTAAATAGTTTAGATCAGCGCATGAAGATATTGTTTGACCTTTATATTTTCCTATATAAAATTTAGGAATTTGATATGGCATATTTTTAATAAATTTCTGACACCCATTGCAAGTTGCAACATTTTGACCATTTTTCATAATGGTAATGTAATCATCAATTAAACCACAATTTTTACAAGTTATTTCCATTTTTAGAATTGTTTATTTTTATTTAATTCAATTACAAAATTATCACGAATAGCAACAGCTTCAAGTATTCTACTCTTAATTAAATCAATCATCACTTCATCACGCAGTACAATGATTTCGTGCCACATTTCAATACTATTAAAAATGATATAATTAAAAAAATGTGCTTGGTTGCTATTAGTAACTAACATTTCCATCTGCATTTGTGCAATATATTCTTTATCAATAGCATCATAACCTTTTGCTACTAAATTAAAGAATTTAGCACTTCTAGGGCATTTAATTTCCAAAACTGCATTAGTACCCACCAAACCATCAGGAGAAGCACCTGCGTTGTTTTCGTAGGCAAAAAAGGAACATTTCTCAACATCCCAAATACTCATAGATTTAAACTTATTAAATGCAAAGGGTTCTAAATTTAACCCCCTCTGCATATCAAATGTGATAAGTCCTTCATCTTGATTCCTACCAAATACTATTTCTGCTGCATTTTCAAAAGCATAGGTTTTACCTGTTTCACCTAGTCCTTTTATACCTAGTAATTTATGTATTTGTGATCCAGTGAACTTACCAACCCTTGCATCTAACCAAATGTCTTTATCCATTATAATAATTTTTTAACTGATTAATAATAATTTTACTGTTTCTGATAACTGGTATTTCTTTTCAATCTGATCCAATGTGCCGCCATCGGAAATATACTTCAAAGCTTCTTGAAATTGTGGGCTGTTTTCATTTAGATAACTTTTTGGAGCAATTTTTTTTACTTCGGGCTGTGATGCCTTAGCCCCATCGTCATCCTCGCTACCTATATTTACAAATGATTGCAGTCCGTATCTTCGTGCATAGGTAATACCACTACCTTGCGCCTGTGCATCATTCTGCTTTGAGTATATTATCTCTGTTAAACTAGATAGCCATTCGCCTGATTCATGCAGCAAAATAGTATTAATGAAGTTCTTACCAGCAATATGAACCATAGGCTGTAATGCACTGATTCCATTAATATTCAATGCAGGAATACAAGCTTCTCTCACGCTGTTTAAGTCTGCGTATTTTGATTTAAAAAAGGGATTAACATTATCTTTAGATGCGTTACCCATCGACATTTGAGCTTTAATTAAAGCTGCCGAAATTTTAGTGATTGTGTTTGATGTTTCCATGTTTTAAGGGGGATTTAGGTTTAAGCGTAATTTAATAAAGAAATATATTCAAGTGCAGTTTTGTAAGCAAAATCAAACTCCTCCTCTGTGCATTGCTTTGCACCAAAATTAAAAGCATGGTCTGCCAGTGTATTTTGAATTTTACAAGCCTTCTCGCCTGGATAAGATACACATATAGCATCCCAGTTGTTACTTCCGTATACCTTATAAAAATGCCCATCTGATAGGGAATAATAAGGTAGTTGAACTTCTATTTGATTAGTTGTGGTTGTTCTGATTTCGATTTTCATAGTTTTAAGAATTTAGTTGGTTAATATAATCGTTTTCTGTAAAAAAGCAATCTGTATTCCTAGTGTTAATCATTCTTTCGTAAGCTGCCAACACCTTAGCATTGTTGGTTATAAGCACGAACTCTTGAACTCTAGCCTTGTAAAATTTATCCCAATACTTATCTTTTTCATGCTTTTCGGTAAGTTTGAAATATTCGTCAGTTAGCTTCATTTTCTATACATTTAGGGCAATAGTTAGTTATTCTGTTGTATTCCATTTCCTCCTTACATTCGTGGCAATAAGTAATATCATCATCAAATGCAGGAGGGGTTTCTAATTTCCAATTATCGTAGTTCATAGTTAGTAATTTATAGTTAATTCAAGTTCTTTTATTTTGGTTAATCTTATATACATTTTTTCTGCATTTTCTAAAGCTATTTCAGGGCTATATCCACTGCCATAAGCATTATAATCTTTAAAATAAAATGTAGCATCAAATGTAGGCTTATCGTTTGAACTCCATTTCATAACTTGTACATAATAATTTTCTACATCCATAAAATTCTCGGCTAACTTTTTAGCCATTGTTTCAAATTCTGATAGTGATATTGTTTTCATTTTTTTTTGCCCTTGCAGGACTTGTTAAATTGATTAATAAATAAAGTTACATTTTTGATTTCTCGAACTAATACATTTTTAATCCACTTTTTTTTATGGAATGGTAAATCTTTGTCAATATTAGTGTCATTCTCGGCAATCAGCTCAAGCGTGTATTTCTTTAGTTGCTCGATGTCATCTACCGATGGTTTCTTTTTTGTCAAGGTGATTTTTGTCATAAATTGTTTTTCTGTCATAATATAAGAACTGGTTTTAGCAGAGCCAGTATGCTCTCGAATCTCACTACGAGATTATATTCATTGTAGTTGATACGTATGGCAATGCCTTTAATTTTAAACGTAAATTGCTCAAAATAGAGTTATGCCTTACCATAAATGTTTGAGGATTGTAATTGGTTACTGCGGTAGCGTTAATCGTGGATGTTGTGATTGTTCTCCATGACCCGAACACCATCTTGCGCTTAGAAAAATAAGAGTACTTGTGTAACGGAGAATAGATACTCATGGAATACTCAACAGATTGAATTAAGCTAATTACCCTGTTACGTAATGCTTGTACAGCTATTACATCTTCATCCGTAGCCACTATACTATCAATACCTCTATCCTCAAAATTAATGTGAGATAAAGAAACGTGTGCGTGTTCTTGTGTACAGGCGAATATTTCGCCTTTAGAATTACCGCTATAATGGTTGCGGTAACAGATTGCATACTTGTAGCCCATTTCGATTGCTTCTTGTACGCTGCTAACATTAGTGTTTTTTTTCATGATTTGTGAGATTTAAGGTTAGTAATTAATTTTCTTACAACAAAGATACAATTAAATATTTAATTAATCATAATTTATTTTAACTTATTTTAATAATATTTTACATTTGCTACTTAGACTAAGGATTTGCGACCTCTTTTTTTTGCTAAAACAGGGGGATATTTCTCAATATCAACCATTTTTACAGGATTGCCGAATGGATTTTTAGCAGTTTCATGGTAAGTAAATTCAAGATGGCCATACCTTTGTCGCTGAATTACTGATTGGAAGGATATTCCGCATAAATCTGCGTATGCTTGAACTGATTTGTATATTGGTTTTTTCATATTTTTATAAATATATTTTATGTAATCCTTTATTATTACCTTTTTTATCTATTTTAAAAAGAAATGAAGATTTGCCTGACTCTAACAATCCAAAAGTATCATCAAAATATTGCATCAAATCTCTTGATGAGAATCTAAGCGAATGAGCATCCTTGCGTTTTAAAATAAAAGCATCAGCTTCATCATCCTTTAAAACATAGGCAGTCTTTTCTTTTTGATTAAATCCAAACATTAAGCCATCATTATTATCTACCTTTAAAATCTTTGCCACAATATCGCTAACAATAAATCGAGCATTTTTTAATTCTAATTTTATAACTGGATTTTTATTAGTTCTTAATTGACAGTACTGAGTTCTTTTTACAAAAATTATATTTTCCATTCTGCAAAGATAATAAAATTAATTAAATAAATAATTAAATAAAATAAATTTAATAATATTTATAAAATTACTTTGATTTTAATTAGTCTTTAATGCAGAATCTTAATGAAATTTTATCCCCGATTGTAATTACTATTTCAATAACAAATGAAACAATAATCTTTTTTTGTAGTAATAATTGAAGCGTAGATAGCCCTATCCTTGCACTATCCCATTGTTTACAAAATATATCTTTAGCCCTCGAGCCTGTATGTTCACCCTCTTGAATCTCAGCATCTAATGCTAATTCATCGTCTGTAAAGTCTGTATTCACTAGCCTTTAAGAAATTCGTTATTCTCGTTTGATAGTAAATTCTTTAACAAATAAATAGCACCTGCTATTAATCCTGATATTAATAATTTACTAAAATCTTCTAATGTTGGAAGCTGACCAGTAGCATCTGTAATAGCTGATAGTATAGTAATAGCACCTGTTACAACTACTGTCAAACCTGCTATGATAGCAGACTTTGCAAGGTCTTTTAAATTTAGTTTTAAAAATTTCGATTCTTTCATTTTATTATCAATTTAAAATTGTTAGGTAAAATTTCCATTAATTTCTTAAAGGTATTTGAGCTGTTGGTTACATCTAAATTCCCATCCTTATTCATATCTACGTGTTTATCTCCTACCGCTATACAACCCCTTAATTGTGATGCGTAATTAGCTTTATGTATCGCTATACCACTTCTATCCCTTACATTTAGAACTGTTACGTGCTGATAAGGAATGGCAGCAGTAGCTTCTTTTTTTTCACAACTATATTCTCCATAAGGAATACAGCTGATCTGCCTTGCATTATTATTCCATGCAAGTTCTAAAGTCATGCAGGAGAATAATTCAACACCACCATTTACAACCTCAAGAGTTCCAATGGTCTGTGATTGCGATAATTCTTTACGTATTACAAAAACTGAAATCATTTAAAATAATTTTTTATTTTATTTGAAAACTTCTCATAATTTATAACACATAACATCAATGCAGAACAAATGGAAATAAATATTAATACTATTCTTCCTATCTGCTCAATGTTATCTAAAGTACTAGCTACACCAGTAACTCCTGCTAATACGCTTAAAATTATATCTATAAATGTTTGTTCCTTAGTACTCATACCCATTGTTTTATTTTAAACACATAAAACGCACTATTGCGCTACTTGTTAATTAAGTTTAAATAATCTTCAATTGCCTTACTACGTTGCTCATCCACTTCATAGCCTGTTTGTGAGTTATCGCTTGTAACAATTATATCCACTGAGAAGTTAGGTGCTATGTTATCCGTTGGATGCAGTCCAATAGTTATATTAATTGAATATTTATTCTCATTAATATTTTGTTCTGCTCCGTATCCTAAGCCTGTTTTTTCGTATTTCATTTTGTTAAAAATTATAATGTTACAATTCGATAAAGCACTTTTACTTTAAGAGTTCCTGAACCTGCTGTTGGATTGCCTGTTTGAACATTTACTTGTAATGCTGTATTTGTTAATATTTCCGTTGAAGTAGTTTGAGGTGAAGTAGCAGGGGCAACAGAAAACTGATAAATTAAATTGGCAGTACCAGTTAATATTGCTGAGTTACTAGCAATTGAAAAGGTAGCACCTGTATTGATTAATTGCAAAGAAATATTAGTAGCATATGGAGCAGTAACAAATGTATATTCACCAGTTGCAGATATTACTTCTATATATTTACTCGCACCAGGAGCAGAAACAATAGTAATAGGTGTTGTATTTAAAGCCTTTATTTGAGCAGATGTTAGTGATAAACTAGCAGAAAATATTTGATTAGCATCTACATAAGCAGTAGTCGCTACTGTTGTATTATTAGTATTCGAAGCTTGTGTTACTGCTATTGTTCCAGTTGGTAGTGTTGGTGTTCCTGTGAATAATGGTGATTCTAAAAATGCGAATGTCTTACGTGCTGTTCCTGTTGTGATAGTAAAATGTAACGCATCTCCTGAAACAGATGGCTCTATTGTAAGTGCTTCGGGTGCTGTAAGAAGTGCTATTGGTGCTGTAAATTTTAATGGAGCAGTTGATATTGTTGCTGTACCTGCCTTTAAATGTAATACTGCTGTTGGTGCGGTTACTCCTATACCTACATTTCCAGCAAAGTAATTTTGAGCAGTGCCATCCATGTACACATTGTAGCGACCTGTTCCACTTGCTATTGCTGATTCGTAGCCTACATTTAATGTTGTTCCTATTGTTTGAGCATCTACCCTAAAACCATATACATTTACAGGTGTCCCAGCTGTTAATGATGCTGTTCTAAATCGGAATCCTGTTGCGTTGGTTGTTGTTCCTCCTAAACCTATTTGTTGAAATATCGCAGAATAAGCTGTTGCACTTGTTACAGTTCCACCAGTAGCCCTATTTGCAACACCAACTTGAATACCCAACATACCTTGCGTAGTGCTTGTTAAATTTTGAGTTCCACGATTAACAATATTAGCTGCTAATGTAGTTGTAGTAATATCAGCTGTTGGTGTCATATCACAATTCATGAAAACACTTTCTCTTGTTGTTATATTAGAAGTTGAAACATCGCTAACTATTAAAGCATCGTTTGCTGCTGTTGTATTTTGAAAAGTTTTTATTCCTGCAAATGTTTGTGTTCCTGTTGTAACCACCCCACCAAATGAAGCATTTGCAGGTTCTAAATTTAATACTGTTCCTGTTAATGTTGCTGCGTTTGCGTTAGCTGTTGAGCCTATTGCTGCTAATGCTGTTATGCTTCCTGTTGCACCTGTTGAGCCTGTACTACCAGTACTACCAGTACTACCAGTACTACCAGTACTACCTGTATTAGAAGTTGCACCTGTACTGCCTGTTGTTCCTGTGCTACCTGTTGCTCCTGTATTAGAAGTAGAACCTGTTGCTCCTGTACTTCCTGTTGCTCCTGTACTTCCTGTTGTTCCTGTCGCACCTGTTACACCTGTACTGCCTGTTGTTCCTGTTGCTCCAGTCGAACCTGTTGCTCCAGTCGAACCTGTTGCTCCAGTCGAACCTGTTGCACCTGTACTTCCTGTTGAACCTGCACCGCCTAATAATTTATATTTAATTAAATTGCCATCACGAACTAATATAGAATCCGATGTAGAAACTATTTTAGAATATATAGTTAATGAATCTGTTTTAGCGTGTCTTATGCTATATATAGGCTGATACCCACAATCACCACCAACACTAAGAACTTGACCGATGTCAGGTGTTGTTTGTGCAGAAACTAATGTGCTAATAAAAATTAATAATAATAATATTTTTTTCATAAATTAATTAGTTACTAAAGGAAGTTGAGGAATGGCGCATCTGTCATAAGGATTCGATAATTTTAATTTTATCTGAAAATAATATCCGTATAATTCGCAATCAAAACTATCTTCAAAATCATTTAAAGTAATGCTGCTTTTATTTGCTAATATCCAGTCGTAATCATTTTGTTGCAGCTGATAAATTACATCTAAAGCAATCAGCTGACAATCACTCAACACCTCTTTTTTATTTGATAAATCTTTCTGAACTAAATCACCAATATAAATTTTAAAGGAATGTGTTAGTGTACTTCCTTCTAATAGCGAAGGTTCTAAGACTGTTATCATTGCAGGACAATTAACAACACCACTACTAGCAAAATCATATTCCTCACCAAAAAAGAAATGATTTATCTGTAAATGATTTGTAGCAATATCATTTAACTCCTGGATTACGTTGTTGAGTGTCATTTAATACTTTTATTTTAGCAAAATAATCTTTTAATTTCTGCTCTATTTTTTTTGATACTGATCCTTTTGGTTTGCTCATGTTATAAGTTATTAAGTCTGCCATAATCAATCGGCAATCCATAATCTTTATTTATATCGTCTAAATTCCAACCACAATTATAATTGTTATTATTAGGTTGAACAGTATCGTAATCATTACCTGCATTAGTGTATAGAGGATAAGATAATTCATTTGTAATTAAATAGCGTGTAACTCTTTCGCTAAAAAACTGCGCCTTATCTTTATTTCTATCCATCAATCTAATAACATCTATCTGCTGTATTGGTGAGCTGTTATCGCTTGTTTTAGTAGCTATTGACTTGTTTGTAATGTGATAAGTAAATAGGTCTATGCCTTCATAAATAGTCCAATATTTCAAAGCGTCTTGAATATAATCATTTAACAAAGTAGTGTTTAATGCTGTTAATGTTCCTGCTACTATTTGCGTATCAAGTTCATTGTATAGTGCTGTTCCAAGTATTGGTAATATGTGCATACGTTGTGCATCTGCTATTGTAACAGTAATGTACTTCATATCCACATTGCCATCAATTAAGGTATTATCCTTAATGAATTGTTCCGTAATAAATAATGCTGTTGTTGCCATGTTATTTTAATTTAGTAACATTTTGAAACCATATATGTCTACATTGCGGAGTTGGTGCTGCTGTGTTAGGATTAGAATACCATCCGCCACGTGTTTCCCAAACATCAGTACCTAAATCATTGCTTAAATTTTGAATTTCTTCATAGGTATAAAGCTTGTCCATCTTAACCATATCAATACAGAACTCTCTTGAAACACCTTTTAATTTAGGCGCATTGGTACGCAGCTCATAAGAATAAAGTAATTCAATATTCGCTGTCTTTGCACCTTCTTCAATAACAATATCCAATGCTGCTGCGGATGGTGTAAATCCTAAGTCTGTTGCATTCAAATATTCTAATTGAACTAATGTATCAATTATTTTTTCTACCTCTTTATTTGATATTTTTAAAGCCTTCGCAATTTCTGTTGTGGGTGTATTTTCTTCCTTGTTCAATAAATCAATTACTGCCCTTTGATCTGCTGTTAATTCATTTGCAAAGTATTCAGCTTTTTTTTCTAATACAGAATGGAATGTAGCATTTTCAATTTCAGAACTTTTATAAATATTAAATAATGATTTTGACCTACCTATTTTTTTAAATTCGCTAGTTAATTTTAAGCTGTCAATTTGTTTTACACCAACTGCATAACTGTTATGCGCTGACATTAATGTATCTGTTTGTGTTTTGGTAGTAGTTTTTACCAAGCCTCCAATAAGTCCAACAAGTCCTCTTATTTCTTCTGTACTCATTGATTCTAATACCTTGTTAGCCACCAATGGACTTAATGAATTGATAGCATTTATAACTGTTTTAGCATCCGCATTTTCATTTTCTTTTTTCGCTGTTGTTATTCCTAACTTTTCTTTAACAAAATCAATAGGCATCGCCTGTGCTATCAATGAATCAGGAATACCAAAACCAATGGCTGTTGTTTGTTCCAAATATAATTTTCCCGATATACCTTTTAATTTATAAAACTTGTTAAACACCTTTGCTAAAATTCTTTGTCTTTTTGAAACGTAAGTATTTTGAAATAGTTCGTAAGCTTCTGCAATCTCTGTCCTACCTCCTAACTGCCCTTCTGTCTTAACTCCAAATAAAATAGGTGAGCAAACTTTATGTCCAACAAATATCTCCTGCCTTACATCTTTTTTTAATTCAATATATCTCTTATCCAAATCATTTCCACTTAAAGAAACAACATCGCTACCCCTATCTTTGCCATCCGAAAAATTCACAATGATACCACCTGCCCGATCACTCCCCATGAACTTAGACTTAATCATTCTTTCTATTTCTTTTTTCTTTGGCTCGTCAGGGATACCATTGTAAAAGTTTAAAATAGTTCCTGCCGAAAATCCTGTCTTTATTTCTGATAAATTATAATTAGAACATTCTAAATCAGTTTCCATTGCTTGTGTCGAGCCTATGTATTCAGGCATGGAATAAACATTCGGATCTTTACCCTTGCGTGGTGCTGTTATTTGAAATAGAAATATAGATGAACCTTTAGTTACTTTTGCATCGAATGGCAAATACTCCTTTAGACCTGTCTTTTCTTCGCTTTGCGCAACTATTGACCAGTCTTTACTGTAATAGTATTTCGTTTGTGATTCGTTCGTTCTAATCTTATTAAATGGAATATGAAACAAATCAAAATCAGTTCCTAACTTATTCCAAATTACTTCTAAAGCAAATCCGTTGAATATTTCAAAATCTAAAAACACTGCATCACTTAATTCATCAAGTGATTCATAAGGATTAATAGAACTAATAAAATCATTTGCAATAGCTGTATTAACCATAGTCATTCCAGCTTTATTCACCTTCCAACCATTTCCTAAAATATAATTTACTTTACCAGTAATAATAGCATTGTTCGTTGAAGACCGCATAAATAGGTCAATCAAGTAATCAGGATAGTCGTTTAATTCTCCCCAATATACCCAATCCTTTGAACGTACTTGTTTAAATTCAGGAATCTTTTGATTCTCAAATTTAACAAACATCAATCCATGTTCCTTATGTGCTTCCTGTTCCATATCCTTTATACTTGCGTGATGTAGGGTTATATACTGTGAATGTTGTATCCGTTCCTATTACTTTTATTTTACCATTTTCAACCATCGAGCCTGTTGCAGATTCTAATAAATTACTCGTAGAAGCTTGTTCAAATATTTGATACTTCCAAAAGCCAGTAGGATTTAATTTTATTACACCACTTGAAACATTTATTGTTCCGCTAGTTTCTGTAATTAGAAATTTATCATATCTATCTTTATAGCTAGATAGATTAGCAGATAAAAATAGTACTGATTCCCTCGTTAAATCGTTTGTAAGCTTAAATAAAAATGTCGGTGATGCTATCGTTACCTTTTCAGTTAGCGTTAGTATAAGCGTGTTATTTGAGTTTTTATTTATTACTAGCATCTTAAATTAATATAGCAAAATGTTATATTTTTTCCTTTTAATTGCTATTTTTGTAGAATGGAAGCAAAAGAATTAAGGCTTGGTAATTTAATACTGTCAAAGGGATTGATATGTGAAGTAGAAAAAGTTGAACATGATGGCATAGTTGCACAGTTTAGGCATACCGATATTGAAATGGATAACACAAGAGGGATAGAAGGAATCCCACTAACAAAAGAATGGTTGATAAAGTTTGGATTCGTAGACGATGAATTACATTTAGATATGAAAGAAACAGGGTGTATTGATACAATATATTTCAATGATGGAAAGATAGGGACATCGGCATCAGAGTACTACGGACTCCATAACATAAAATATATTCATCAATTACAAAATCTTTACTTTGCACTAACAGGCGAAGAACTATAAAAAAAAGGCTCAACAAATTAATGTTAAGCCCTTTCCCCCTTAAACTTAAAGTCTTATGCTGTTATCTGCAATGATGCGTAAATAGCATCACTCACTGTGTTAGCAGGTACTGGTTCTTTTGCTGTGAAAGTTAATGTGTAACCATTCATATCTCCTAAAGCCTTACCACTAGTACCTTCATTAGTTGTTAAGTCTGCGCCATTCACTTGCCCCATCACATAATTGATTCCGTTAGCATCCTTTACAACTATTATTAATCTGTTGTAAGCTAATGTTAATAGGTTGTTCCTGTGTGATGCACTCATTTTCTTAATTGTAAAAGTCAATGTTTGCTCAGAATGTGTTGTACCATTTTCAACTGAAACCATTACGCTATCAGTGAACGTAGCATTTTCTTTATCTAATTCGTACTTAAATAATCTTTTACCACTAGAGCAGGTCATTGCAGAAATAACGCCACTAGAAGCTGTTATATTAGCTTGTGGAACATTTCCATATTCGCCTATCAATAAGGATAGCCCCAAGCCACCTACTGAATCCCTACAATCTATTGAATCTCCTTGAACTATATTACAAGCCATTTTGTTATTGTATTAAAAGTTTATAAATAAATGGGGGATATTATCCCCCACTTTTACTATGTGTTTTTGTAAGTTACAACCTCTGTTGTATAGGCAATTTGATAACCAATTTTCCACTTAATTGACATTTTTATATTTTGATCATCGGAACTATACCATGCCTTACTTTCCTCAAAATCACTTATTAAATCTGTTCCTACGAACATATTTGCAGGATAAGTACAAACGATTCTTTGACCATAAGATGCTTTAGAACCACTTATAACATTCAATCCATGAACAGCAACTATTTTTAATCCGCTGCCTGGTAGTGTAATAGTTCCTGTGTTAGCTGCATCCCCTGCTGTGTAATTAAATGCGTTTAAATCTTTTAATGCAATAATTAAAAGTCTAAATACATCCCATCCGCAAAATGCTACTAAATCTTTCCCTGGTGCATTTAATAATTCCGCAGGTATTTTTTTGTAAACATCATCAAAAATTGAAATAACATTTGCTGCTGTAATTGCTGCTGTTGCTGATGCGTAGATTGGTGAACCTGCATCAATTTTTTTCAACCATCCATCAACTTGCTTTAAGTCTTGAACACCTAAAGTAGTATCTCCCTGCCATGTGTACTTCTCAGCACTTGCATTTAAGTTAGCAATTACATTGTCCATAATCAACTGCTCAAATGGCATTGTATCATAGTTAGAACCAGGAACTAATTTTGTTGATGTGTATTTGTTCTCCAATGTTTCAGGACAAAAAGTATCATTCCATTTTAAAGGTGATACAGTCAATGTAACATCTGTGAATGTAGATGAACCTGATGCGTTGAACGCACATACTCCACCAACCTGAATAGGAGCAACGTTTGCAAACAACATTAATTTGTCTGCGTTTTTAATTCCAGCCTGTATGCTAATACCAGGATACTTCAATGTTGTTGCCCCTAATATTGCTGCTGTGTAAATCTTGTCTGCGTTCTCACGAACATACGTGGTTAAGCCCGATACAGTAAATCCTGCCATTTTTTTATAGTTTTAAATTAATTTATTTCGTTATGTATTTTGTTTAAATCTTCTTTGTATGCTTTTCTAAATTCAGAAACATTAAATGCTTTTTTTGTAGGCTCTGTTGGTGCTGCACTAGGCTCGTTCCCAATTTTTGTCAATAAAGAAAACATTTGTTTTATTGTTTCATTTTGTAATTCTATTTTATTTTCTAATGCTGATAATTCATTATTTTTTTGTGTTGCAAAATTTTCTTTTACAGTTAATAAATTTTCAAACATTTTATCAATAGCTTCTTTTGAATAATAAGATTCTTTGATAGTGCTTTCAATTACTGATTTTGCTTTTGATTCTGTTGCAGCTATTGGAGCAACTACTGGAGCAGCAGCAGCAACTTCTACCTCTACCTCAGCAGGCATTACAGAAGTAACAATACCGCCAACTGTTGTGAACATTGTACCATCTTCTAATACATGATCTGCGTCAGGTGCTTCTACTGCGCCTTGTTCTGTAATTACAAATACAGCAACACCTATATCTAACTTCTCACCTTCATAGCGTACAATGGTAACACCATCAGCTAATTTAGCATCAACAAATTTTTGAAGCGTAACAAATGCTTCTTTAATTTTCTTTAGACCTTCCAATAATTTTGACTTATCCATTTTGCTTTGTATTTTAATTAATATAGTAGTTGTTTTTATTATTGCCCTTTTATAATTGTGCGATGTCATCAATCATATCTACTATTTCCTGTTCAATAGATACATCTTGTATTTCCATATCAAACATTCCTTCCACAGAATAACCCTGAAAAGTACCATCAATAACAGATTCCCAAACTTCATTATTATCTACTTTATATGAACCAAACCAACTACCTTCCGTTATTCCTGTGAATCCATCGGGGACTTTAATACCTCTTTTTTCATCTATAATAAAACTCTCAAACATATATACACCATCAACCTGCTTGGCAGGATCGTGCATCATGTTTACATTTGAAGTATTTTTTTGTCTGAAAAACTTTTGCGCTATCTTCTCAATTTCGGCAGCAGGAAATACAACATAATATTCATCCCCTGTTTCTCCGATTCTGTATATCGGCAAGTCTGCCACCATTAACGCACCTGTGATAATTCTACGCTTTGCATCAACTTTAAACTTCATTTGCTTACTAAACGCAAACCAATTACGTTCTGTTGCAGGAGAATCAACTAACGCAACATAATTAACTGAACTATCCCCATCCTCATTAATGGACATGGTGTATATCGGTAATTTCTTTTTAGGCTTTTTCATTTAAATAATATAGTTGTATTTTAAATTAATGCCCTTTTATAGATGAGAAGCCACTTCTAATGAATTAACTCTACGCTGTGAGGTACTTATATCAGTTTCAACTACAAATGCCCTTACAGATCCATTACCACCTTGTTGATTATTTACTGTGCCATCAGGATTTAAGGATGTTGTTCCGCTGGATGGCGCATTAATTGTTGGTGCTGTTCCTGTAACTGGTGCTACTATTTCAGGAACTGAACCACCTCCACCTGTTCCACTTTCATTAAACTTTGTTGCTGCTATCTTAGCAACTCCAGCAGCACTTGATAAACCTACTGCAATGGGTAAAGCAATATTTAAAGGGAATGGTGAGTTAGTAGCATTTATAACACCTTGCAATCCTGAAATGATAGCACTTGAAATGGATAGAGCCTTATTAATATTGAATTGCTTCTTAGCCATTTCCAACTCTTCCTTACTACCCTTCTTTAAATTCCTACTCTTTACAGCAAAGAATATATCTGACAGCCCTTGTAAAGATTGGTTTGTAGCATTTGCTAATTTAACATCCTCATCAAACTTCGCTTGATTTAATTTCTTAGTATCTTCTAAATCTTTTTTCTTTTTTTCCTCTGCTGTTAGTGCATCCTGCGTTCTTAAAGTATTGATGTCATCGTAATACTTAGATTCTATAAGTAGTTGAGCATCTATTTTAGATTTGTAAGCTTCTGCCCCTAGATTAGTTTTAGCGTATTCGCTTTCTATTTCTGCTAAATCTTTTGCTAGTTTAATATTTAATACCTCTTGGTCATTTGCTGCTAGTCTTATGCTTTCATCCTCTTTTAATTTAGCAACCTTTTGCAGTAATGAAATAGTATTTTCTAATTCTTTAGCATCGTTTTCCCTTTGTTCCTGTGCTGCTTTATCGGATAAGGTCTTTAAGAATGCAGCTTGTTTCTTTGCTTCTGCTAAATATTTCTCATCCTCTTGTTTTTTCTTATCTGCATCCTTTTGCCGCTGGTCAGCACTAGCCTTTAGATAATTTAAATCAATTATTTCTAGCTTCCTAATCAAATCAACTTTCTCTGCTAATTCTTTTGAAGTTAATTTCCCTTGATACCCTGCAACAAAGCCTAACTCATCAAACTTATCCTGTACTGCCTTACGTTCTAAGTCCCTAACTTCCGTAATGCTTTTACCTTGTAATTTAGCAACCTCAATATCATGCTGAAATCCTTTATCATTTAATTTCTGCTTTTCTCTTATAGCATCAATATCCGATTCAATTATTTTTATATGCTCACGTTCTAGCGCATTCATTCGCAATTGTACATTTGCTGCTGAATTAGTTGAATCAGTAAATAATTTTATCCCTACTACAACCGCTGCTAATCCTGCAATTAACAAGCCTATTGGATTCAACGCTAATGCAAGATTATAAGCGTACTGCGCTGCTGTTACTAAGTACGTTCCTAATGTTGTTGATTTTAATACTTTAGTTAAGGTCGCAAAGCTATCACCCATAGCTATTACACCCTTTATCCCTTCGGTGAATGCCATCACCGCCTGAACCTTCAATAGTTGTTTTTCTAATTCTTTATTCTCCCCACCAAATAAAGCCATCGCACCAGTAGCAGCTTGAAATCCACTAGCCACACCGCTTATAACATTGCCAAATGCTTGTACTTTACCTTCGGGATTAAACGCATTTATCTCAGCATTCAAATCCCCAATGTTATCTCTGATACTACCTAATTTCTTAAGCGTAGCAATATACTTTTCTGAACCTGTTGTTAATCCATCAAGTTCTTTTTGTGCATCTTTAAATTCTTGCTTTAGTGATTTAAGTGATTTCGTGCCATCACCAATATCCACCGAAGCTTTATACGCTATATCTATTGCCATTTCTTTTTATTATTAATCTGTCCATACTCCTTCTTCATAGCAGTAAATATGCAATGAGTTCCTACTTGCTACTGCATACCCTACATTCGCCCCTAACAATGTTGTTCCCCTTCTAAACTGATCTCCAAGTCTAGGGTACACTGTCATACTGTTTGCTCCTACATTTTTAAATGTCTGTTCTGCGTTTAATGTTGCTAATATTGTCTTGATAGAATCAGCAGTAGTAGCCACTGTTTCTATAAGATTAAATTTCTTTGTAGTTTGATACCCATTTGTTTGTCCGCCCCCTGCATAGGCTGTAATGCCTTGTTCGCTTTGACTTCCGCTAGGTAAAAAAACACCATTCACAATAGAAATATTACTTTCAGTAACAACTGCATTGTGCGAATTCAAAACGAAAACATCGGTAACACCAGGAAACACAGTTACTCCGCTACTTCCAAATATCCCTACATTGCCCGAACCTGCACCAACATAATTCCCATTACCAAGCACAACACTATTAACCACAGTAGTATCTACTACACTCCCTGTCCCTACAAATGTACTAATCGGACCAACTGTCGCTGTATCAACTAATATAGGTACATTGTCGCCTGTATTATAAGCAGGACCAATAACACCTACTGCAACACCTAATTCAGCAACAAATGCTAAAGCTTCTTTTATCTTTATGAACTCGCATTTAGTTAGTTCGTTGCTTAAAGGATTGTAATCGTAAATCTTATTCAATCGTAGCAAATTGCCATCAACAAAAAACTGATTACGAAAATCTAATAAGTAAATATCTAATGGTGATAAATAAAAATAAGCTGTAATAATTTTAGAATCCTTATCCGTTATTTCCTCTATGTATTTTTTATAATATTTATTATAAAGATTATTATTAGTGTACGCTGTTGTGATGTAATAAATATCTTGCGGAACTCCGAAATTCAAATCAAATGTAGGGAGCAATGGTGTATCAACATGCCCTGCGTATGGGTAAGTAGTTTCTGTTGTTGTTCCTGATACACTTCCTGTATATGTCCAAGAATCATTTGTATTTTTTAAATCAAAATAAAGAATTCTAAGATTGCAGTTTTTTATGTTAGTTAATCCTAATCCATCATTTCCTAGTGTTGATATTTGCGATATAATTCTATCCGTTGTTCCTGTCTTAGATAATGGTGTTGGAGAAAAAATAATATCAATAGTTTTAGTTCCCTTTATAAAATCAGTATCAATATCTTTATTCATAGTTCCGTAAGGCTCTAAGAATCCATTTTGATATTTCTGATTATAATAATCTTTATCTTCCTTGTATTTAAAAGTATATCGTGAAGCGTTCAACTCACCCATTGGGTCAATATCCATCACCCTATCAATACTTAATTTGTCAGTCCAATCTTTTGTAACACCTGCTGAATAGAAGTCATTACGTGGCTCTATGTAAAGTTTATTGGCAATAGTTTTATCCGTTTCAATATAGAGGTTAAACATTTTAATTATCGAAGTAAAAAAATCTTTTATCTTGATGTTACGAGGGATAGCCATATCATTCATGACTAGAGAATCACCATCAAATATTCCTGTGTTGATAGCTTTATTTTCAAATGTGCTATTTGCTAAAATATTAACAGTATAAACAGAATTGATTAACTGTAAATACTGATAGTCAAGACGAAAACCAACTACATATTTTGAACCTGCTAGTAAAACAGTTGTAGGTGTTGAAAAAGTTATTGTAAAGGTTGCAGATGAACTATTATTATTAATGGTTTGAGATGGCATTGTATACGTTGCAGAACCAACTGTTACAATGTTGCCAAAAGAATCCATTATACCAATCAAAAAATGAATATTAGTTGGTATTAAAGAAATAGATGCACCAGCTAAACCACTAACCCCTATTTTAAAATTAATTGTGCTTGTAAATTGATAACTACCTTTATTTCCATTTACGTATTCAAATAATGTCGTATTGTATTGATTACTAACATCACTTACATCGGTGTCAAATTCTATTCTCGTATTTGCTAATAATGGTAAAAATGTAATGCCTGATGGTGTAATAGTATATGTCTTTGCTACGTAATTAGCATTTCGTTTAGCTTTAAAATATCGTAATGTTAGTTGTGCTTCCGATAATAATAAAGTAGTTGCATTAAAAGGTATAATTAATCTTTTAAAAAATGCACTATCAAAGAATGCAGAACTATAAGTATAGCCTGCTTTAACGAACATCGAATCAATATACTGCTTTACATAGATAGCAGGAAAGAAATTTTCTACATCAAAGGTCAAAGCATTCGTTACAGAATAGTCAATCATTGGATAAACATAACCAACACCATAAGTCGCTACCCATGAAGCCTTCTGTGCTGCCTTGTTATAGGTATGATTGTAAGCTGACAAATCCAAATCAATTAATTCTAAGTCTGCCCAGTCTGTGAAGATATTACCAACATTGCCCTTGATGGCAACCTCGTACTCTATCTGATTGTCATCTGTTTTGTTTATTTTAAGTAGCTGTAAGAATCCCTGCATCTGCAATAGTTCATCAACATATAGCCTACATGGTGTTTTAAGATTTGCGTTAAAATTAGATTGTATATTAATTTCAAAGATGTGAGCAAAGATTATATTATTTGCTTTGCTGCCTGGTATCTTGATGGTTTTAGAATAGCTACTATTACGCTTGTCAGGTTCTCTAATATCTGCAATAGCGTAATTTAATGAATAGGGTATATTATCAAGTAAATCAATACTTCCACTCGTTCCTAGTTCTAGTCTTGTTCTCATTTAGTAGCGTTGTCTATATCGGTCAAATCCATATTGTATATCTAATTCTAAATTAAATACTTTATTATTTAAAATAGTTTTAGTATCGAATCTCGTTGCTGAACAGGTTACTGATATTAATCCGTAAGTACTATCATCTAAATATATTTCAGGGCTTTCAACGAGTTGCCTAAGCATTACCATTTCTAAATCAGTGAGCCAATCACTCTTTATTTTAATTGTATCTTTAGAACTAATAAAGTACTGCCTATCCCCTCTATCTTTAACAGCGTAGCCAAATGCACTAGCGGAAGTTAATGCGCCTATTGGTGCTTTATATTGCAGTCTATTAATATCCGTTGATTTGCTGCTTAACTTAGTGAAGTTGAATGATTCAAAACCTCCTGAATCGTTAAGAAAATGTAGTCTGTAATTAGTGTACTTACAATCTGCATCCGTTAAATTATATTGAATGGTTGAACTTATTACTCCGCTAGAACTATCTTGAAAATTTACTGTATAATAGGCAGCATTTGAAGCTATGATGGGTTGTGTTCCATATTTCAAAGCTGCTGGTATTGCATTTAACTGGTCTTTGCCTGTTCCGAATCTTGCAAAATGATTTCCTATTACTCCACTTGATGACAATGTATTCGTTACTCCGCATGACTTAATTAAAGCCCCTGCCGATGTATAACTCTTGATGCCGATATGTGATAGTGATGCAGGAGAACTTCCATCCGCTACCCAATACAACCAACTGTAATCACCTGTTAATTGATTCCTTGCACCTGTGAACCTTGTAAGCCATGCGCCTGAACCTTCCATTGTGTACGCTTCTTGATTGTATGTTTGTGCTTCTAAGAAATCTAACACACCATTCCATACATACTTTACAACTGTTTGTGTTCTGTTTAAATATTGAGTTATAGTAGTTCCGAACTCCTCACCAAATCTAACGTAGTATTCTTTATAGCTATTTGCGTTTGTCTGAAAACTTAAAGCAGTTCTATCAATATCACTATTTACATAAGCTTCTATTATCCTACCAATATTAAATACACCACTTCCATAGGTAGGATTCGCAGGTGCTTTAATAGTAATTACATCACTATTTATATACACCTGTGCTATGTAATTAAAGTTTGTCTGTCCGTTATTGCTCGATGTTACAACATATATCTGATCGTTGTAAGCAGGTGCATATAGTGATGGTTGCTGTGAAATTGAATAAGCCATTTATGATGTTGTAAAATTTATTTCAATATCTTTTTTTAATGCTTCGGATATTTCTTTTGTTAGTCGCTGTTTTAAATCTTCATTAATTACATTGGTAAAAAAATGCGTAGGTCTTAATCCATCTCGCTTTATCACTGCTCCTAAAGCCCATGCATAACTTTCATAAGCTGCATTTATTTTCTTTGCTCCAAGTTTTTTATTAACTCTTTTGTTCGGTTTCGCTACTGATTTAGGAACAAGCCCACGAAACTTAATTAATTTTAACATTGCATCTAATGGTATTCTTTTACCATTTTTTTTGTACTTATATTCTGATCCTCTGCTTTGCTTTGTGCCATCAACCCCTTTATCAACGAACTTCCAATAGTCATTCATCACTAACTCAAAGGAAATATTATTAGATTCTACTTTAACAAATCCATCAATACTCTTTAATAATTCTCCAGGCTGGTCCCGATTAACATTGATTAAACTCTCTCGCAAATCTTGTATTAAGTCAGCCCTATATTTTAAAAATATATCTTCAACAGTCTTAGCAACAAATGTTTTATTTACAACTATCCTATCTGCTCTTTCTATTGGCATTTCTTATTGCTATTTGATTTTGTTCGTGTTCCCATTTCTGTTTGTCTTTAAAAAATGAAATACAATTTAAGAACTCTATTATATTCATCGAAGTAAAGAACTCCCATTTTGTCCTATCGTGATTTGAAAGACTATCTAATATTAAATGCCACCCCCAGTACTCTTGAAATCCTTGGCTATTGCTTTTTTCAGTTGCTTCCTCGCCTTGTTGGTTTGTAATTCCGAATAGTCCAGCGTAGCCTTTGCTAAGGTTTGCCAACTCTTCAAAAAAAAACCTGATAACATCATTACATCGTCCATCATTAAGTTATCCTCAACTATTTTAGCAGTCTTGTTCCTACTCTCTAAAGTTTGGCAATCCTTTTCGTAGCAGTTTTTCTTTTTAAACCTAAAGAAATTTACAGGATGCAGGAAGATGGCAATTATCTTAGGTAGATTTTTTGTAACATCGGACTTCTCTTTAATCATAGAAGTTAAATCTATGTATTCACCGCCACTAATTTTCTTTAAGTTAGTATTAATATTGAACCTATGTCCACCTATTTTTATAGATTGCTTAATATGTTTTGTCGGTGGCTTAGTATAAATGAATTGGCAGCTCCTTATTGCTGTTTTTAACGAGGATAGTTCCATAGCACATAGTAATTCCTCGTTAGTATTAGATAATACTGCTAAGACCTTAATTTGCTTGTCTAACTCATCCATATCAATTTGTGATATGTCAGTAATCTCGATGTATTGTTTTAGGGATACTTCCGCCCAGTTATTTGCGACCTTCATAATTTAATATAGCAAATCAAATGACTTTTGCCCATCGGTAAGACAAGCGGAAATAAAGGGAAGTAATGTTTTTTTTATCCTATGGAATAAACTCCCGAAGATTTTAAGGACTTCATAGCATTGTAAGCTATTGCCGATGCCATCACTCCATCATCATGGAATCCATTAGGGGCAGAATAGCGAACTGATTTAGTCTTTGGGTTGTATTCGTAGGTGAATAGGTCTAACTCCTTTAATAACCATTCCTTATCTATAAATCGCACCTCTTTATTTTGATTAGCAACAACAAGCTGCTCAATTATATCCTGCTTTGATTTCGATGTGGTTACAAATGGCTTGATTAAATTAGCATCATTAACCTTTGATTTGACTTGCTCATAGATTGGATCACCTACTCCGTTCACCTCCACAAATGTAAAGCAGTTGAACTCATTAATACGTTGCGTTACCTTGCCTACTATATTAGCCCATGTGTCATGATTCCATCTTTCGATATAGTACATATCCCCCTTATCATTAAACACGCTTAGAACTGTGTAATCGTCTGCCCTGCCAATGTCAAGACCTGCATACATTCTATTAGTCTTTTCTGCGGATGTTATTGTTATTGGATTAATGAATAGCCCACTGCCACCATCTACAAACTCAGCTAAATACTCCTGCCTAAATACGTGTTCGGGTAGCGTTGCCCTTGCATCGTCTATTTCCTTTGCATCAATTAGGGGATTATCATAGGAAGTTAAATGATAGGATTTGTAAAGAGAATTATCCCCTGCTAAATTAAATATTTGATGGAAGTGATTTTTGCCTTTTGGTGTTGAAATTAGTAATACCTTTTTTCCACGAACTAATACAGTAGCCCTTAATACTTCTGTCCATGCTTCCGAGTTCATAAATGCAAACTCATCGCATATTAAATAGTCAAATGTGTTGCCCCTTATGTTATCGTAGTTTTCTGCGCTAAAAAACTGTATAGATGAACCAGTAACGTATTCAATTATTAAATCGGAATGGCTTGTTTTCTTTGAATATATTTCAGGTCTTTTCTCAAATGCTTTGTAGGTTTCTTTGAATACTTTTTTAGATTGTCTATAAATAGGGGACACCCATCCTATCTTAACATTATTATTATTCAAAGCCCAGTACATCATTTGATTAGTAGCCAGTAATGTTTTACCGAACTGCCTACCTATTGAAAGCACATAGTACTTATAAGGCTCGTTATTTATCGAATGATGTATCTCCCTCTGTTTCCGATGGGGGATGTATAGTGTTGCTGATGCCAAAATCTGCTTTGAATTTCATGTTTCCTTTAATCTCAACTATATTTTGTTCAATATATCCTCGCCCTTTTGCTTTGCACTTCAAATAAAACATTGTAGATAATGGATTGCCCTTTTGTATTTGTTTATGTAGGCAGGATTCTGCGAAGTCAAGAGCCACGTTCTCTATATCTTTACAGGCTTTCCTGTACGTTTTGTTTGTTTTAAGCCACTCGTAATGAGTTACCCTTGCAACTCCAACCTGCTTACAAGCAGTAGTAACAATACCTAATGCTTTTTCTAAAGCTTCAATCATTGCTAACTGCCTTAAATCAAGCTCTTTTTTAGTGTTCGGTTTCGTTAGCTTAGTCATTGTTTAACTCCGTTCTTTTTAATTACTAATGTTGAATCTAAGTTCTTCATTCGGTCAATTATTACTTGGCAATACTTTGGGTCTAATTCCATACCAAAACATTTGCGTTTAAGTTGATTTGCAGCTACCATTGTTGAACCTGAACCAAGAAAAAAGTCAAACACTAAACTATTTTCGTTTGAGCTTATTTTCATTTCGTTAGCAATTAGTTCGATTGGCTTCATTGTAGGGTGCAATCCGCTTTCTCTTCCGAACTCTAAACATCTTGAATAATTAACATCTTTTAATCCATTATTCCATATAGCAGACTTTCTAAATAAAAGCAAATATTCTATATCAGGTCTATGTGAGTCACCTATTGGAATTGCATTGGGTTTTTTCCATATTAAAACGTTAAAAGAATATCTGTTATCCCTAGCCCAAATTAAATAATCAGGAAGTAATTCTTTATTGCAAAATATATATGCGTTTAATTTATTTTTTTCAAATATTAATGGCAATACTTGTAGAAATTCAGTCGGCTCAAAGTTTGCTATAAATTCTATGCTATCGCCTTGTTTTTTTAATCCTTGACCAATACTTCCTTTGCATCCACCTTCCGTTTCAATTTTATATGGTGGGTCGGTAAATACCATATCAGCCTTTTGTCCGTTCATTAACTTTGCCACCTGGTCGCTATCAGTACTATCCCCACAAAGTAATCTGTGTTCTCCTATCTCAAATAAATCCCCTAATACAATATCGGTTTCTATTCCACCTTCGGGTACTGCAAAGTCATCTTCTTTTGCTTCTAATTCCGTTTCAAAATCTAATGGAATATCTAATCCCCACTCCGCTAACTGCTCAACATGCCATTCATTCGCCAATATATCCCAATCATGCTCACCAAATCCAACATTGTCAGCAATTACAAATCTCCTTGTTTCATCCGCTGTTAAGTCTTTAGCCTTCTTAATCCATCCGTTGGGTACTTCACTATACTTTAACTCTAATAACGCCTTCAATCTCATATTACCGCCTAAAATCATATTGTCATTATCAATTATGATAGGTCTTAAATCCATCATTTTAGGAAATTCTTTTATTGAATTAACTAATTTTTTGAACTTGTCATCTTTGATAAGTCGGGGATTATTTGGATTAGATTTTATCTCGGAAAGTTGAATCATTTAGTTCTTACTTATTATTAATATTGTTTGTTTGTTTATTGAAATCACAGCTTCAAATTCTTTTATTAAAGGTAAATCAAATGCGAATGAAGTACCAATGTGCAATATCATTTCTTTACTTTTAAATCAATTAACATTGCCTTTGCCCTTCTCCACATATTAGGTCTGCATTTGTAACATATTCTAGCATCGCAGGATTGACAGTAGTATGTTCTCTTGATACTTATATCAGTATCCAGTAACTCGCAAACTCTACAAATTCCGTTCATACTCTTTAATCTTATTGTTTACATCCAACAACATCACCCCTAAGCAACCAGGACACCTTGTATTAATGCTTGTTGAAAATAATGCTTCATAAATAGGAACTAAGCTATCTGCATCCCCTTTGTATTCGCCACATTTAGCGAATAGTTCGCAAATATCTTTATAAACTTTTAATTTGTTGTAATAATCAACTGTCATAAATAGGAAGTTCTTTAAATGATGCTAGACTCATGAATGGTTTGTTATTTATTTTTTGCATAACACAATAAACATTCCACCCATCTGTTGAGTTACCCATTGCAGGATGCTCCCCTAATTCTAATATAGCATAATCGTTAGATTTTGCCAGTTGAGTATAGAAGTCTGTTGAATAGTAGTTGTATCCATGCCCCCTCCAGTTGCCAGTCTTTGGATTCTCCGAAATAATAAATCCATTTTCTTTTGTTAAATTGTGCTTTGTTTTAAGGCAATTATAGAACGCTGTTACATTGTGTTTACTTTTTACTTCAATATGTTCACTCGTACCAAAATCAGTAACTAAATCAAATATTTTATCTATTTTGACAGGCTTGGCAAGATTTATATTCAAAGCATTGTTGCAACCTCCTATATCAATGCAGGTGTATTCAATACCCTTTGATTCGTAGTATGTACTTGCAAAT